CTGAACAGGACCGTAAAGCATTAAGCCTCTTTTTAGAGATTAATGAAAGATGTCGTACTTTCGAACCAAAGCTCCAGCCACGCAATGAAGCTGAAGAAATCGCTATAGGGGAGGCGAAAGCCTTTCTATATGATTTCTTCTATCCCAAACCGAGAGAAATCCTGGAATGGGTGATACCTTATGCTGAAATGCAGCAGGTATGCTACTACCGGGACTTTATCCTTCGTTCATCAAATTTCATCGATGGCGTTGGGTGTGGTCCTGGAGCCGCCGTTGGGTCACTGTCAACTGACTTTTATACAAAGTTAGCCACTAGTCACCTTACTGCAACAGATCAGTCACTGTACAGTTCTTACGTACAGACAATCTCTCATCATCCCACTTGGACCTCTTGTGAACATCAGAGGCAAAAGTATAGGGACGTGAAGATTGTTTCAGGTAGCCGTCTGTCTTTTGTCCCCAAAACTGCGGAGATCAGCAGAACCATATGTAGCGAGCCAATTCTGAATATGTTTTTTCAGAAAGGTATCCAGCACTGTCTTGAAAGGAGGTTACGTGAAGTCGTTGGTATTGACTTCTCGAACCAGCCTGACGAGAATGCTAGATTAGCTCGTTTAGGGTCACAAACACAGAGATTTGGTACTATCGATCTCAAGAGTGCTAGTGACTCTCTCAGCCTTTCTCTTATGAGAGATATCCTACCGGAAGAGGTTTTTCGTCTTCTATGTAGGTATCGCTCACCGAAAACCACCCTTCCAGGTGGTGAGGAGGTAGAGTTACATATGCTGTCGTCAATGGGGAATGCTTTTACGTTTCCCCTACAGACGATAGTTTTTTCTGCGTTTGTCATAGGCGCCTACAAAGTGTTAGGGATTCGTCCCAAGCACTCTCGAGGGCGTTCGACCGGCATTAGTAATTTTGCCGTGTTCGGAGATGATATAATTGTCGATGAACGAGCCTATAGGCTTGTTTGTCGACTCTTAGAGATCTCTGGATTTATCGTTAACCATGACAAGTCCTTTAATTCAGGACCATTCCGCGAGTCGTGTGGCTCGGATTATTTTTCCGGCTACAATGTCAGAGGGGTTTATATTAGTTCCCTCTCAGACAAGAGCGACTTGTATTCTGCTATCAACCGGCTGAACCGTTGGTCGGCTAGGCATTCAACGCCCTTACCACTCACTATAAAGTTTCTCCTCTCTAAGG